CTGAAACATGCAAGACTTGAAGGTAGATCAACCACAATTGCTTCTTCAGGCACGCCTGGCATTCATACAATTGGAAGTTATCCTGATGAGTATGATGCAGCGTATTTTGTTGTTCAGGTTTCTGATATAACAAATGGAAGATATCAAATGTCTGAAGTATTTGTTGTGGATGATTATGTTTCATCTACCGCCAGTGCAGACACTTATGATACTGAATTTGGAGTTGTAGAGACAGTAACTGGTCTTGGAACAATTGGTTCTAGACTGATTGGGGCATCTTCTGGTATAGGAACTGTTGAACTTCTCTTTACACCAATAGCAGGTATTGATGCATCCGTAAAAGTTTACATGAATGCATTGAGAATACAAGATGACTCTAGAGATGAAATTAGTTTTAATAACGCTACAATAAGAACAGGATTTGGTGATTATGAAGGAACTGAAAGATCAATCAAAAGAGATTTTGAATTAACGCATAGAAATGATCCTATATTTGCTAGAGATTTTGTAGGAAGCGCAACCTCTATTGTTAATGTTTCTAGCAACACAATCCGTCTTCCAAATCACTTCTTTGTAACTGGAGAAAGTGTTAGATACACTAATCCAGGAACTGGATCAACAATGTCAATCGGAATTGGCACTACCACATTTAGTGGTATTGGTAGCACCGATAGACTTCCTGAAAATATTTTTGTTGTCAAAGTTAATGATGATAGCATCAAACTTGCATCCACTGCTGAGAATGCTCTTAAGGTTGTTCCAGAAACTCTAGACATTACTAGCGTTGGAATAGGAACATCACATAGATTTATTGCAACAAATCAAAATGCAAAAGTTTTAATAGCTCTTGACAATATCATTCAATCACCTGTAGTGTCTACTGCAGTCACATCTATCCTTGCAGATCAACTTTTCACAACTGATGACATAATTAAATTAACAGGAATTACCTCTATTTTTGGGTCGGATTTACTTCAGATTGGATCTGAAATTGTAAAAGTTGAGGGAGTTGGAATTGGAAGCACTAATTATGTTAGAGTCCGTAGAAACTGGTTGGGAACACCTCTTGCAGGATACTCAACTGGAGCTTTAGTAACAAAAGTAATTGGTAATTATAATATTGTTGACAATACTCTTAATTTTGTTGAAGCACCATATGGAAATACTCCACTTGGAACAAGCACAAATCCACCGGATGAGAGAGATTGGACTGGTATATCAACAAGTTCAAGTTTCCAAGGAAGAACCTTCTTACGTTCTGGTGTAGTAAACACAATAGATGAAACATATCATAAGAACTACGTTTTTGATGATATATCATTTGGATTTAATGGTGACAATAGAACTTTTACATTAAAGTCAAATGGATCTGATGTTACCGGAATTTCTACCGAAAATGCAATCATTTTAATAAATGATGTCTTCCAAGGTCCTGGTATAACTTATGATTACAATTTAACCGAAAATGCAGGTATTACTTCAGTAACATTTACTGGAACAGCAACATCAATTTCTTCTGATCCAAATACCACAAACCTGCCTCTTGGTGGAGTAATAATTTCTGTTGGTTCAACAGAGGGTTTTGGATATCAACCGTTGGTTGCTGCAGGTGGAACTGCTATTATTTCTGGTTTTGGAACAATTTCATCTGTTAGTATTGGTAATAGTGGTTCTGGATATAGATCTGGTATTCAAACAAACGTTAGAGTAGCTGTTCAAACAAGCAGCACTGGAACACTGAATTTGGAGTTTATTGGCACAGCAACAGTAAGCAATGGTAATGTAGTAAGTGTTGCTATTACAAATCCAGGTGCTGGTTACACTAGCACGAATCCACCTATTGTTGTTTTTGATTCACCACTCTCATATGATAACATTGCTTTAGAATACAGTTCTTCATCTGTATCTGGATTTGGTACAGGTGCTACTATTAATGTTGTTGTTGGTCAAGGTTCCAGTGTCATTGATTTTGAAATTAGTAATACTGGTAGAGGATATGGTATTGGTGAAATTTTAACAATTCCTGTAGGAGGACCAACTGGAATTCCTACAGATCCATCAAAACCATTCACAGAATTTAAGGTAACTATTCAAAATACATTTACTGATGAATTTACAGGGTGGTCTATTGGAACTCTCCAAGTTTTAGATAACATTGAAAACTTATTTGATGGATCAACAACAACTTTCCCATTAAGAGTTGCTGGTAATTTGGTTTCAATTAGATCATCTAGAGGTTCTAAGATCAATGTTCAAGATGTATTATTGATATTTGTCAATGATATTCTCCAAGTTCCAGGGAAAGGATATACTTTTACTGGTGGAAGCATCTTAACCTTTACTGAAGCACCAAAAGTTGGAGATACTTGTAAGATTATTTTCTATAAAGGAAATGGAGACTCTGATGTTGTCTTCAGAAATATTATTGAAACGGTTAAAGTTGGTGATGAATTGACAGTTGGTTATGATAGTGACTCGGGACAGACTTCAGTTCTTCAAGAAGATCCAAGGACCGTCACAAGTATTGATTCCACAGATATTACATCAACAATACCATACTTTGGACCAGGAAATACTGAAGATGAATCTTTACTTAGACCTGTCGTTTGGTGTAGACAAACTGAAGATAAAATTATTGATGAAAAAGAAGTAGGTAAAGATAGAGAGCTCTATGAGCCAGTAATTAATCCATTTGCATATATTATAAATTCTGTTGGTGTGGGATCAACCGAAATATACGTTAATAGTGTCAGACCATTCTTTAATGCCCAAAATGAGAATGATACTTCTTTAGTATTCCAAAATAAAGTTAAGTTTATTTCTCAAGATGAGAAAATTTCTGCTGCTGCAACAGCAGTTGTTTCTACTGCAGGAACAATTTCTTTCATTGCAATTTCAACTGGTGGTTTGGGATATTCAACCACTCCTACAGTTTCAATTGGTGGTACTTTGCAATCAGCAGTTGGACTTGGAACTACAGCAACAGCAACAGCAGTGATTAGTGCTGGCGGCACTGTTTCTACAATTAATCTTGCAAATGCAGGAACTGGTTACACAAATACAAATCCACCAGTTGTTCTAATCTCTCCTCCAACTATTGTTGATGAGGAAAATAATGTTACAACATATAGTGGAGACTTTGGTGTTGTTGTTGGATTTGGAACAACAACGATCAGTTCACAACCTCAACTGATTCTTGATTTGTTTATTCCAATAACCTCTTACATGAGAGATGCAGATGTTGTTGGAACAGCAGTTACTATCAGTGGAATATCCACAGGTGATTATTTTGTTATTTCAAATTCAAACATTGGTTCTGCAGTAACTTCTCTGTCTTCTTCTGGATCAGTTGTGGGTGTTGGAACTTCATTTATTGACAATGTTTATTATGTTGACAACCATGAAACTATACTCGCACCTACAGGAATTGCTTCCAATGGAGTTGGAATTGGAACATCAAGCGTTAAGAGAGTATTTGTTAGAGTAACTGACAACTTTACTTACAGTGGAGTTTCTACATCTGGATATTTTGGTGAGTATAGTTGGGGTAAAATACTTCTTGACTCAAGATCAGGAATTAACTCATATACCGCATATACATCAAATGGTGTTAGTGGAATAACTACCTCAATGATAGTTCAAAGATTTGAATCTCTGAAATTTAAAAACTATCTCAACTAATACTGAATAAATAAATAAAAAACTCCGTCAAATGGCTGCAATTATAACTGATCAGATTAGAATATTAAATGCAAAAAACTTTGTCTCTGACGTAGGTGTTAACGCTTATTATTCTTTTATAGGATTACCAAATCCAACTGATTATCAGTCTGATTGGAATACGACTCCACCAGCACCAAAAGATAACTTTAGTCAAGAAAATGACTATTGGGATACAATGATTGCGCTGAAGAAAATCAATTCTTCAGATGTCAGACAAGTTGTTCCAAAAAGATCATGGTCTTCTGGAACAACTTATGATATGTATAGACATGATTATAGTAGATCCAACACAGCTAGAGTTTCTGGAGCGACGAATTTATATTCAGCATCGTATTTTGTTTTAAACAGTGAATACCGAGTTTATATTTGTCTTCAAAATGGAACAGACCCTGATAATCCAAATGGAAGACCATCTTTGGATGAACCAACATTCACGGATTTAGAACCAAGAACAGCTGGCACAAGTGGAGATGGATATATTTGGAAATATCTTTATACGGTTAAACCAAGCGAAGTTGTAAAATTTGAAACATCCGACTACATTTCAGTTCCTGCAGATTGGACAACTGGCGCAGAAAATTCTGCAGTAAGAAATAATGCTGTTGATGGATCAATTAAGATTGTTACCATAACCAATAGAGGTGCTGGTATTGGAACAGCAAATACAACTTATACCAGAGTTCCAATTAAAGGAGATGGTTCCAATGCTGAATGCACTATTGTCATTGGTGCAGATCAAAAAGTTGATAGTGTTGTGGTATCAAATCAAGGTTCAGGGTATACTTATGGTAATGTGGATTTAGTTGCAGGTGGTGTTCCAACTGGTAGCACAAGACCAACATTTGATGTAATAATGAGTCCTCAGGGAGGTCATGGCGCAGATATCTATAGAGAACTTGGTGCATTTAATGTTCTCTTGTATTCTAGAATAGAAAATGACAATGAAAATCCAGATTTTATAACTGGTAATCAAATTGCCAGAATTGGAATTGTTCAGAATCCCAAAACTTTTGGATCTAGTTCAGTTTTAACTTCTGATAAAGTTAGCGCAGTTTCTGCATTAAGATTAACTGGTGCTGGATACAGTAGTGCAACGTTCACTGCTGATGGTTACATTACCCAAACAGTTTCAACTGGAGTTACTGCTGTAGGAAGAGTTGTTAATTATGATCAAACTACAGGTGTTTTAAAATATTGGCAAGATAGATCTGTTTCAGGATTTAACACTGTTGGTACTGCACAAACAAACCCAACTTATGGATTTGATTTGACTGAGTTCACTGCTTCTCCATCAAGCGGAGGTAGTTTGTCTATTACAGGTGGTTCTGTTAGTTTGTCAATTAGCACATCCTTCACAGGTGTCTCTACCGTAATAAATAATAGAACATATTATCTTGGACAAACCTTTACCAACGGTATAGCTAACCCAGAGGTGAGCAAGCACGCTGGAAACATAATTTATGTTGACAACAGACCAGCGATAACCAGGTCATCCAATCAAAAAGAAGATATTAAAGTCATTTTGCAGTTCTAAAGAATTATGCCACAGAAAACGAATCTCAACGTAGCGCCATATTTTGATGACTTTGATCCAGCTAATGACTACCATAGAGTTCTTTTTAAGCCTGGTTATCCTGTACAAGCCAGGGAATTAACAGGACTACAATCAATACTTCAAAATCAAATTGAAAGATTTGGTCAACACTTTTTTAAAGAAGGTGCTAAAGTAATTCCAGGAAACATAGGATACACTCAATTATATTATTGCGTTCAATTAAGCAACACTTATCTTGGAGTTCCTGTTTCTGCATACGCAGATCAACTTGTGGGATCAAAGATAACAGGACAGACTTCTGGTGTAAGTGCATATGTTGACAAAGTTCTTTTACCACAAGATTCGGAAAGAGGAAATTTAACTCTTTATATCAATTACTTAAACTCAAGCACTGAGAATAATTCAACCCAAATTTTCTCTGATGGTGAAGAGTTGATTTGCAATCAAACCATTCAGTCAGGACTTCTTGGAAATACATCTATTGCTGCAGGCAGTCCATTTGCCTTGACCCTTTCTTCTGCAGCTGCAGCAACTGGATCAGCGTTTCAAATTGACAATGGTGTTTATTTTATTCGTGGAAACTTTGTTAATGTTAACAAAGAAACTCTTTTATTAGATCAATACGGAACCAACCCAAATTATAGAGTTGGTCTTTTAGTAACAGAAGAAATTATAACAGCGGACCTTGACGAAAATCTTAATGATAATTCTCAAGGATTTAATAATTACTCTGCACCTGGTGCAGATAGACTAAAAATTTCAGTAAGATTATTTAAAAAATCACTTACAGACTTTGATGATGATAATTTTGTAGAACTTTCGTCAATAATTGATGGTAAAATTAAATCAAAAGTTGATCGCGGTGATCTTGGAGGTGGTCCAGGATACTTGGATATTAGGGATACTCTTGCAAAGAGAACCTATGCAGAATCTGGCGATTACTATGTAAAATCTTTTGATGTCAGTTTTTTAAATTCATTAGACGATAAAGTTGGTAGTAGAGGACTATTTCAACCCGGTCAATTTACATATGGTGGATCTACACCATCGGACAATTTGGGAATTTATAAAATTTCTCCAGGTAGGGCGTTTGTTCGTGGATATGACGTAGAACTTCTTGAACCAACTTTTATTGATGCAGAAAAACCAAGATCTACAAAAACTATAGAAGATCAAGAAATAATTTATAACACTGGACCAACAGTAACTTTAAACAGAGTGTATGGAGCACCTACAGTTGGTGTTGGTAATACTTATGTTTTGAGTCTGAGAGATAGTAGACTTGGTGTATCTTCAACTACTGCACCAGGCACAGAAATTGGTGTTGCTAGAGTTTATGATTCTAGATTGGAATCTGGCACCTATAGTGCTACAAATTCAAATACAAATCAGTGGGATATCTCATTATTTGACGTACAAACTTATACAAATATAACTCTTAATGCTCCAATAACTCTTGATGTCCCTACCTTTGTTAAAGGGGCAAATAGCGGTGCATCTGCCTTCTTAGTTTCATCAGTATCTAACAGTTCCTCATTAACTCTTTATGAAACTGAAGGAAATTTTGTTTTAAATGAATCTCTTATATTTGATGGAATTACCAATGGAAGAATTGCTATTGCAATTACTTCTCATAGTATTTCAGATGTAAAATCCGTCTTTGGTACAAACAATGGTATTGTTGGTATCAATACATTTAGTGCTGATGTAATTCAATCATCAGTATTTAATGTTGGAATTGCATCAATTACTACTCTTTCTGGTGGCGTAAGCACGGTAACTAGTGCAAATCCATTGTTCCCAGGAACCTCTACAAAAGTAGGTAATATAATTCAGTATAGTGATCTTTCATCTTCACAAGATCCAATTCTGGCAAAAATAGTCAGTGTAGGATCTTCTACAATAGTAATTCAAGGAGTTGCTGATGTTGCTGGAGTCGCAAATGGAACTCTTCCATCTTCATCATATAATGCAACTGATTTTAAAGTTCTATCAACAAAACTGAAGTCATCTTCTGATAATACTTTATATACAAAACTTCCAAAAAATAATATTTCATCCGTTGATCTTACAGATGCTTCTTTAACGATTAGAAAAACATTCACTGTAAATATTTCTTCAGGACAACTTTCAACACCAGTTGTTGCTGGAACGAATGAGACTTTCTTACCGTTTGACGACGAAAGATATACTTTAATCAGATCAGATGGTGCTACAGAACTTTTAACAACAGATAGATTATCATTCTTAGTTGGTAGCACACAATTACAAATTTTAAATCTTGGATCTGATGATACTGGTGCTACACTGATAGCGACTTTAAGAAAAATAAAACCAAAATCAAAATCAAAAATTAAAAATAGAGTAAACTCTATAGTAATAGATAAATCAAAGTATGATGGATCTGGAATTGGGGCAACAACTCTTAATGATGGATTGACTTTTGGTAATTATCCATTTGGAACTAGAGTTCAGGATGAAATAATCTCCCTTAATGTTCCAGACATTATTGAAATTCATGGAATTTATGAGTCTGCAGACACATCTAATCCATCTGCACCTAAGGTGATACTTTCTTCAATTACTAGTCCATCAACAACAACATTAGAATTTGTTGTTGGAGAACTATTGGTCGGTCAAACTAGTGGAGCCGTTGCAATCTATGCAGAAAGACTGACAGACTCTCAAATATCATTCATATACAAAAATGATATTTCCTTTAAAGAGGGTGAAACTGTAATTTTCCAAGAATCAAATGTTCAGGCAGTAGTTACAACACTTTCTGCACCAAGTTTTGAAATATCACCAAATTATACCTTTACAAATGGTCAAGAAGAAACTTTCTATGACTATGGAACTATAAAGAGAAAATCAAATTCAGAAGAACCATCCAAAAAAATCAAAATTTATTTCTCAAATGGATATTTTGATTCAACAGATGACGGTGATCTGACAACAACAGAGTCTTATAGAAATTTTGATTATGTTAAAGAGATTCATTCCGTTAATGGGTTTAGAAATACAGACATCTTAGATATAAGACCTAGAGTTTCTCCATATACTGTTTCTGCTGGATCCGCATCACCTCTTGAGTTTAATGGCAGAACTTTTAACGCATCTGGAAACTCTGCTACTAACGTGTTAGCCTCTGATGAAAGTATTTTAACAACTTTCTCATTCTATCTACCAAGAATTGATAGAATCTTCCTCACAAAAGAAGGTATTTTCCAAGTTAAATACGGAGTTCCTGCAGAAAAACCAGAAAAACCAGTTCCAGTTGATGAAGCATTAGAGATTGCTACAATTAAACTTTCTCCATATCTTTATTCTCCTAACCAAGCTTCTATTGACTTCTTAGAGCATAAGAGATATAGAATGGTTGATATTAAGCAACTTGAGAATAGAATAAGAAATCTTGAATACTATACATCATTGTCTCTTCTTGAAACTAATACTGCAAACTTATTTGTTCCTGATGCTGATGGTCTGAACAGATTCAAGTCTGGTTTCTTAGTTGATAATTTCTCATCATTCTTGACTCAAGAAAATGGTGCTCCAATTAAAAACAGTATTGATAGACAAAACAAAGAACTCCGTCCAAGACACTATACTAGTTCGGTTGATTTAATCTTTGGACCAGTAGTAAACACAAATCCTGCGGATGACTTAGCTTTTACCCCCATTGAGGGAACGAATGTAAGAAGATCAAACGATGTAATAACCCTTGATTATGCAGAAGTAGAATATATCAAACAAACTTTTGCAACTAGATCTGAAAGCGTAACTCCATTCCTTATTAGTTTCTGGCAAGGAACTCTTGAATTAACTCCATCATCTGATACTTGGGTTGATACTGCAAGACTTGAAGCAAAAATTATTGAAACTGAAGGAAATTACGCACAAACAATTAATGATTTAGCAAGAACAGACGGTGTTGATCCACAAACTGGTTTTGGACCTATTATCTGGGGTTCATGGCAAACAAACTGGACGGGAACACAAACCAGAGACTCTACACGGACAAGATCAGAATCAAGTCGTGAAGGTAATGTAAGAAGTGTTGGGGGCTGGCCAAATGGTGACCCAGGAAGTAATCCTGCAAGATGGGTTGAGACAAGAGTAACTTCAACTGTTCAAGATACTCTTAGGGAAACAATTCAGTTTGGTGTGGAATCAAGAACTGGAACAAGAACTATAGTAACTGAACAATTTGATAGAGAATCTGTAGGTGATAGAGTTGTGAGCAGGGACATTATCCCATTCATGAGATCTCGCAATGTTGAGTTTGTAAGTAAGAGAATGAAACCTCTTACTCAGATGTATGCTTTCTTTGATGGAGTCAATGTTACAAAATATTGTGTACCTAAACTTCTTGAAATTTCAATGATATCTGGAACTTTCCAGATAGGAGAAAATATTATTGGTAGAACAGTTAGAACTGGTTTGGGGGCTGACTTGTCCGATAGTGCTCCTAAAATAACATTTAGAGCTGCTCAGCCCAATCACAGAGAAGGAGCATATGATACTCCATCCTCAATCTTCCGTGAAAATCCTTATACACGTCAACCACTGTCCGCAACATATTCTTCAACATCAACAATATTGAACGTTGATACTCTGTCACTTTCTCAACAAGAACAGGGTCAATATAGTGGATATGTTGAAACTGATATGACACTTATTGGTGAAACTAGTGGTGCTCGTGCAACGATTACAAATGTTCGTTTAGTTTCAGATCTTTCCGCTACATTGATTGGAAGTTTCTTCATTCCAAACCCAAATAATATTAATCACCCAAGATTTGAAACTGGAACAAAAACATTTGTTCTTGTTAATGATGATCAAAATAACCAAGATCTTGCTACAACTATTTCTGAAGAAACTTACACTTCTGCTGGTACGTTAGAAACTGTACAAGAAAATATTATTTCTATTAGAAATGCAAGAGTTGAGAACAAACAAGAATTTGAATCAAGGAATGTTAACAGATCTCTTGGAACTCAAGTTGTTGGATCAAATACTATAAGTCAATCTAGAAGAGATGTTGTTATTGGTTGGTATGATCCTTTAGCACAATCATTCTTGGTTGAAGATGATACTGGAGTATTTGTAACTAAGTGTGACGTATTCTTCCAGTCCAAAGATGATATGG